GCGAGCACTGCAACAAGGCTAAGGGGGCACGGGTCTACCCCGGAGCCGATGGGTGGGATGACTTCGTCTCGGCGAAGCAGGCACGGTAGGTCTTCGGTCGCCAATCCATTGTACGATGGAATGGCGGGAGGTCCGAAGGAAAGAGGGCGGCAGGGTTTTACCCTGTCGCCCTCTTTTTTTTTGCCCTGCGCTCACTGGGGCCCGGCTCTCCCCTTGGATCCCTCGCACCGCTGGTCCCGAAGTGGCGGACCAATGCATCGAGCCCAAGCCGAAGCGGGGGGATCAGGTCCTGATGTACCGGGAGGTTCATCAGGACCACAATCATTGTGGCCTGCCTGCTGGCGTCAGAAACTTGACGCAGTGCGGAGAAGGCACCGGACGCAGCCATGATGCGAGAACTTATTGCAGCCTCGGCATCACGCAGTGCACCCGCTGCTCGTGGCGTTGGGTCAGCCGACCGGGGCCAAGCCCCGGACCTAGCCAGAACGTCCATGAAGCACTCGCCTGCGGAGTGCTGCGGTGCGGTGATCGAGCGCCTCAGGAAGAGATGGTCCAGTTCGCACTGGTCCACCACCCTCGACCGGAGCATGAGCCCCCGGTAATCGATGGGCTCGACCTCGACACGGTGGCGCGCCCTTAGCTCGGGCGTGCCTCGCTCTACGTTGGGGGTAAAGAAATCAGAACGGGACCGGCTCGTCATTCGCGGGCACCTCGATGTCCATTTCAACCTGCGCCTCGGGCGGCTCGGGATCATCGGTGTCCCCAGTCCCTCGCCTGTCGGGGCCATCGTCCGGGTCGAAGGATGCGTCACCCTTCTCGACTTCTTCCCAATCGATCTCGTCAAGCACCTTTACGTTTCCCATTCGACTTCGATACCTCCCGGTAGATAGGTCATAGGTCATGGATGCCACGCCCGTGCGGCCAAACCATTTGAACCGAACCTTGTGAACGTGCACGTCTGTCTCGAAAGAATTCTTGTCTGCCTCAAGGGCAAGCAGGTAGGTCGCCCTGTTGAACCAATGGGCGGAACCGCTGATCGAGTAGGGCCCGACGCCACCCGCCATGCCGCCCTCCTTCGTGGGGTGAGCAACCACAATGCACAATGCATTGTTCTCCAATGCCCAGACCTGAAGCTGGGCCAGCAGGGAATTCACTCGCTCTGTCTCAGCGACCCCGCCCTCTCTGTCGGAGATGTAATTCCACGGATCAATCACCAGACCCAGACAACCCTTTGGCTCTAGCTGGGCAGCGCAGGCATCGGCTCGATCCAAGATCGAGCGCACGCTTGTGCCGCTCTCGGCGGGAAGGAAAAGAAAGTTGTCATCCACCCACTCCCTCGCCCGCTGATACTCCTCCTCGTCAGCGAGAACTTCCTCACCAATGATTGGGGCGCGAGCCCGCTTGGCTGCCAGCTTGCTCACATGAAGTTCGCCGTTGTTCTCGGGGGAGAAGACAGCGAAGGCCCAGTGGCTGTGCTCCACCAAGGACACCATGATCTGGTCCACCAGCTCAGACTTACCCGACCCCGGTACACCCGTGACGACAGCTAGTCCGGGGTGCCATGTGATCAGATCGTCCAGTGACTCGATCCCAACGCTTGCACCCTGCGCGAAGCCCTCCGACCGGATCGTATCTATCACGGGGAAGAACTCCCGGGCCCGAACGATTCCCGACATAGAGGGTTGGGTGTTCGTGAGTACAGAACGCAGTGCGTCCGGTCCAAACCGGACGAGGATGTCGTTGAGATCAGTGCACCCCGCCGGGTAGCAGATCGTGTGGGCACGCTTCCTGCCTACCAGCTCGACCAGTGCATCGGTCGCAGGCAAGCCCTTCTCGTCTCCATCCATTGCAATAACAACTCGGGCGAATGCATTGAGCTTTGCATTGATGGACTTCAGGACCCGCTGGGCTTGGGCCTCACTCGGTGCACCATTGGGTACGGATACTGCGTTGAAGCCTAGGTGCCGGGCGGACTCGCAATCGATCTCGCCCTCGCAGATCACGAGGCACGAGTCGTTGTAGTCAATGGACTCGCGACGATAAAGCCCAGCCCCTCCGCCCTTGACCTCCCACTGGATGTACTTCTGCCCGTTGTCCCCACGCTCCCGCGCAATCCATTTTATGTTCTCGTCAACCAGATACGGAAAGCCAAGGACCGGGACGGGTCCGGTCTCCTCAAAGAATCGAGTGCCCGACCGGAGGTCGAGCATTGCGGCGTCGATCCCTCGCCCAGAGAGGTAGTCCAGATCGTCCTTTTCGAGAGACCCATAGCCACTCCAGTCAAGGGGTTCGGCTGCGATGTCGTACCGTTCAGGGAATAGCTTGTCCTTGTCTCGCCAGACATGGCCTGAGATACCGCAGTGGTTGCAGTAGTAGACCGCTTGGTCGCGCTCGTAGCTCACAGCAAGGACAGGCTTTCGCCTGCTGACGCTAGTGCTTCTATCTTTCGAGCAGGCTGGGCAGGTTAGGTAGGTGCGCCCCTCGTCTATGGACCCTGATCCGTCGAAGATGTGCTCCCTGAAATCCATTTCCATGGTGATCTCTCCCCGTCCCAGTACATTGTACGCTCATGTTGTCTACGTTCTGGCGTTGCCATTCCGGATCATGCACCGAATACAACGTGCGAACCCCAGCAAACTGCGACCGCAGATGGTCCATCGGGTAGGGCACCCGTCGTTTGACATGGATCCGTGAGGGGGGTAGGTTGTAGTCGAGCTTGCCATTGCTCATGGGTACCCAAAAAGGCCGGGGAGGTCAATCCTCTCCGGCCTTTATTTTGTCTGGAGCACCACCGATGGTGCTTGAGATCGCGCCCCGCATCAGTTCGTGTCGAAGCGGGAAGTCGTAACGCGCAAGATCCTTGAAGACTTCGAGCGCACGGTCCCTGTCTACGCCGGATGCTTCGCATACAAAGTCGAAGCCGTCCGTATCAAGCCAATGGCTCACGTCCAAGGCCATGCCCTCAGAGTGGCAGAAGTCACGATAGGCTTGAGTTAAGACTGAGATCCATAGTCTGCGGACAGACGAAGGATCCGAATCAGGCAGCGGGGATTCTCCCGATCCAAGTGCCACCTCACTATCTTGGCCTTCACGCTTCTGTCGTTCTTGTAAACCTTGTCCTGCATTAGGTCTAGGATCAGGCTCTCGTCTAGATCTGGGCGGCGGCTCGCATACCAGATATCCATCTCCACCAAGAGCTGGGATCCATCCCCATCGAGAAGCGGATCGACCAAGGGGCACTGCGATAAAAAGGATCTCGCGTAGCTCAGCGCCTTCTTTGACCGTATCACCCTCGACACGCCACCAATCTTCACGATGCGGCGGCTGTTCGCCTTGGATGCAGGCTCTCCACTTATTGTGGCCTCGAAATCCCACGTCATCCCAACCCCCGTGGTTAGATACAACTTTCTATTTAGAAACGCCAGCCTCAAGAAGAAGATGCAAGAAGGAAGTCTTCGAGGAACTCCACGCAATGATTGGTGCGAAGGTCTGGAGCACATCATCAACGAAACCATTTCGTATTGTGACGTTTCGTGCTAGGGTCAAACCAATGGCACCCATCGTTACCAATAAGCACAACGCCCCGCCTTCCCTCGTTGAGTTCGCGAAGCAGCCGCACTATGACAGTGAGGGTTCTGACTTCACGGTCACGCAGTTGATCGACTCGCCTCGGGTCCGCATCCTGCGCGCCGAGCACGCCGACGAGATCGAAGATGATGTCTACGAGAATATATTTCGGCTGGTAGGTACCGCCGTCCATCACATTGCGGAACAAAACGCAGGCGGATCCGCCGTCGTTGAGCGAAGGGTTCACCTAGATGTAGACGGCGTTGATGTATCTGGTGCCATGGATGTCCTCTATCAAAACGAAGACGGCACGTTCACCATCGGGGACTACAAGTTTACCTCGACGCATAGCCTCCGCTTTCCAGACAAGTGGGAACAACAACTAAACCTCCTCGCATACCTGCTGGAGAAGTCAGACCCTGACCACGCAGTGGTGGGGAGGCTTGAGGTCTACGCCATCCTTCGTGACTGGAGCTGGCGCACGACCCAGAGGGACAGCGCATACCCCTCCACCCCGGGAGTGACTGCCGAAGTTGAGTTGTGGTCCAAAGAAAAGCGCGAGTCATATTTCAAGAACAGGCTCGCCATCCACCTTCTCGCCGACAGTATGTACGCAGAGCTTAATGGAATCATGAAGTGCACCAAGGAAGAGATGTGGGAAAAGGATCCTACGTTTGCCATCAAGAAGAAGGGCAGGGCAAGGGCGATGCGCGTCCTTGATTCAATGGAAGAGGCAACGGAGTACCTGCATGACAAGCAGCTACGTTCGGAGTACCGAGATGGTGCGCTTGACGACGAGTTATTCATAGAAGAGAGGGAAGGCGAACGCACACGGTGCGAGCACTTCTGTGAAGTAAAAGAATTTTGTAACCAATGGAAGGAATACAATGGCAACCGAAGTTAATGTGTACAAGGAGGTGTGGAGCGTACTGTCCAAGGTGGACGTATCGGAGCACGCCGAAGAGAAGGCTGGACTTACCTACCTCTCATGGGCGTGGGCATGGGGCGTCTTGATGGAGCACTACCCCGATGCGGAGTACGAATTTCTGGAGGAGAAATTCTTTTCTGATGGGAGCTGCAAGGTCGAATGCATCATCTGCATTCGCGGGAAGACGAGATCGATGTGGCTCCCCGTGATGGACTATCGGAACAACGCAATCGAGAACCCGTCATCTAGGGAGATCTCCGATTCACAAATGCGTTGTCTCGTAAAGTGCATGGCGATGTGGGGGCTGGGCCATTACATCTATGCAGGCGAAGACCTTCCCTCAGATACCCCCCCGCCGCCGCCAGCCAAGAAGAAGGCCAGCAAGAAGGCCGACTCCAAGAAGGCATCCACCTCTGGCAATGGAGCCTCCGCAAAGAAGGTCCACCCAGTGGTGGCAGCAACCCGGGAGCTTCTTGTGGCGGGAGCCAAGTCCATTGATGAGCTTACAGATCTTTGGACCAGCAACAAGAAAGACTACAGCGCGCTAGACAAGACGATCTACGAAGAGGTAGTCAAGGCTTTTTCTGAACGTAAACTTGAACTAAAGAAGGAGACGAGCGATGGCAATCAAAACGCCTAACCAAGGATATCTGAACTCAAACAGGAAGACATCGGAGCGACACCCGGACTTCCGTGCGGAGGTTGGGGTGGACTCAAAGTTCATCAAGGGTCTGGCCGACGCCGCAAAGGACGGAGGGGCCGTCATCTACATGGCTGGATGGAAGGGCGTCAGCAAGAGGGACGGGGAACCGTATGTGTTTCTTCGGCTGGCTTCAGAGAAGTACCAGCCGCCTGCCGACAAGAACGCGAAGACCGACTTCGCTGCGGCAGAAGACACCCCGTTCTAGAAGCACGATGAGGGATCGAGCGTACCTTAAATCGGTTCGCAACAATCCATGCCTCCTGTGCAAGCGGCCAGCAGATGACGCTCACCACCTGAGGCACGCAGATGGGGGGCTGTCCGGTATCGCCAGAAAGGTAGGCGATGAATGGACAGTCCCCCTTTGTCGCTTTTGCCACAACGAATTGCACACTACCGGGGACGAAGAACTCTTCTGGATAAAGAAGAGGGTGGACCCCGAGGCGTGGGCGGAGACGAACTACACACTATGGAAAGACCCGAAGACTACGCATTGAACTTTGAAGCTGTGAAGACGAGCTTCAGGCAGACAAAAGATGGCTACCATCTGACCTTGGTGCTCCACCCCAACGACGTACCACCCGACCTCTTCTCCTCATGGGTTGGCTCCCGCTACCAGTGCTGTCTCGTCCAGATGAATGATGAAAACGAGCCAGTGAAAACAGCGGACGGGGCAGAGGCAGACGCGCTGGTCCAGCAGGCGGCAATGCTTTGTCGGTCCAATCGATTCCAAGCATGGGTGTGCGAGTACCTAGGGCACCCACCGGAAGAGCGTGATGTATGGGGGGACAGCGAAGAAGACTATGCTGCTCGCCTGCTTCGCTCTGCCTGTAGGATTTCTTCACGAAGTGAATTGAGAACAAACCTAGAGGCGCGCCGGGCATTCAAGGATCTTTGCAATGCATTCATGGAAGAGGTAGATGAAGAGAAAAATGTCTGAGGAATTTCTGAGGACACTCGCGAAGGATCAGATGGTACGCCTTCTTTCCGAAGCCTCCGGAGCTGTATCCCTAGAAAGAATGGAGGACTACGGCAGGCCGACCACTAACTACAAGCGTATCGCAAGCCTATGGAATGCATACTTCCAAGCCAGCGAAAGAAAAGAATTCAACGAAAACGATATTGTCGTTGCAATGATCCTCACGAAGATCGCAAGGCTTATCGAGACGCCAGATCATTACGATAGCTGGAAGGACATAGCCGGATACGCAGCCGTTGCATGGTCCATCGCATCGGACCCTGCGACGAGCACGCAAGGAGAAGAAGAATGACTAGGCCCTATGCAAAAGTTGAAGAGCCTGCAACTTATTGGAACATACGAATATCAAAGAAGGATAAGGAAGCAGTGCTGGCCCTGTCTAAAAAGATGGGGATCAGCGCATCCGAGATAGCAAGGCGCTGCATCAAGAAAGAACTAGAATTTTTTGCATCAAACAAGAAGGAAGGGTGGCTAGACATACTACGATGATAGA